GGATAATAGTTTCAAGTTCGCCTACTGACTTACGAGTAATCTTTGCATTGTAATAAGCATTAACAGTTACATTTGAGTATAAGTAATTTGTTGCTACGAATACAGGTTCAACCGCAAGTGGTGTTTTATCTTTTAAGTAATCAACATATGTATTAGATAAGGTTGATGATAGCTGATCTTCACCTTGTCCTAGATAAATTGATATTGCAACTCTACCAAACTGTGGAGGATTTAATTCATCACCGCCATATGCTGCAACTGCTTGGATTTCAGGAAATCTTTGCTTTAACAAAATTTCATAATCCGACGCTGTAATAGCACGTTCTTGAATTTGAATTGATTTTGGAGCAAAGTAACGAATGCTTTCAATTGATTCTTGTTCAGCACCACCTGTTGCTGGTGCTACCGTCGTAACTGTTGTTGTACCAGTGTTTGTAACATTAATTGAGAACAAACTTGCACCGTTAGGTTCTGATCCTGAACAAATTCTATACTTAACACGGATATCTTGTGTTTCTGTTGGTTGCATACCAAACTTATTATTACCAAAGTAAATAGTATATCGGCCATCGTAATATGGTTCAACATAAAATACTTTATCGAGCGGTCCTACACCAAAGATATTGTTTTTACGAATATATTGGTTCGCGTCATCACTTGCTTCGGCATCAACAAACACTGAAAGTGATTCTGTATCAGCATTTTCGTTTGAAAGGATAACTCTTAGTGTTCCGTCAACATCAACAAAGTAACCTTCTCTTTCAAAGCTTGTTAGCATTTGACCTTCAAATATTTCTACATTTTCTGCAACAAAAACACCTGGTGCAGTTTTGCGAGCAACGTATGCTTTATCAGAAACGAATTCGTAATTTACACCAAGATAAGATGTTGTAAATGCCGCATTCTCTTCAATTGTAATAGTTTGACCGATTACAGTATCATCATTAATTGTTACGTTTACAATAGCACGTGCCGATGTTCTTGAACGTGGTAAATAATTCAATTCCTTGGCGTGTGAAATAACTGAGTTTCTCAATACCGCACTGTCAATAAACATTTCATTCATTGCCATATTGGTATAGAAGTTATTCTGATACGTGTTATATGAAAGCACATCCATTAAGACCGATAGGTTTGACCCATCAAAGTCATAATCTTTATATCGAGTTTGACCTTTTAAATAATTTTTGAGCTGTTGTTTTGAATTCTCAAAATCTAATTCCGTAATATTTAATTTAGCCATTTTATCTTGTCCTCTCTAGAAACACGCTTAGCGATACTGGCTGCTCGTCGTTCGTAACGTAAAATTCTATTGTGATTGCAACCTCATTTGAGTCAAGGTTTGCTGAAACGGTAACATCAATGAGTTCTGCCCGTGGTTCGTATAATTCAATAGTTGTTCTAACCTGTTCTTCCATTAACCTAACGGTTGCAGGTGTTAGATTTTCAAAAAGCATTGCTCTTATATTGCCACCAAGGTTTGGTTGCATTAATCTTTCACCGCGATCGGTTAGTATTAAATTCCGTATTGCTTCTTTAACTGATTCATCATCTTTGTTTAATGTAATATCTGAAGATATTGGACTTAATTCAAGATTCTTTTTAAAATCCTGATAAAGCGAAATCTTTTTTGATTTTGCGGTTATTAAATTAACTACCATTTATTTGTACCATGTTGCTGCATCTTTTCGATCCCTGTGGTCTATATGTAAGAATGTACTCCCAGGCGCTTCGTATACTCCTAATCCCCAAAAACCGTTTGCTTGTGCAATCGCCATTAATTCGTTCCTTCTAGTCGGGTAAGTTTCCCAATCTAAATCAAACGCAATCCCTGCCGTGTGCTTTGAATGTATCGCTACGTTCTCAATACCCACCACGTCTCTTAAAAATCTGTTATATTCCGGTGTCCTATATCCGCTTACTAATTGTACTTTTGGACCATTCCATTCAATAAGTGTTCTCATTAATGCTAACCGTTCTAATGGTTCACACCCTACCCAAAATGTATCGTAATGCGGCATTACATTATTTGCTCTCATTAGTGCATCACCGTAAAGTGCTCTTGCACTATAATTAGCATCAATCCAAATATAACGATTTGTATTTTCAATCAAATCTTCAAACGTTGGAAAAACCTCCATTACTTCATCAAAACTAATTTGCCGATCGCCATAACTTCTTGGTCTTGGTACAGGTCTTACGGATCCATCATATATATTTGGGTTTACTGGAGGCAAAGTCGACACTTCAGTTTGACCTGGCGGTACTGAAGCTTCGGGTGGTTGCCAAACCTGCCCATCACGTGTAGAGTCTGCTATAGATTGTTCTACCCTTTCTGTGTGTAACTGTTGTTGATTATTTATTCTTTCTTCAAGGACCTCAGGTGGTGTTCGAGTGCCATTAGCTGCAATTACTTGAGCGGTTGCAGCATTTCCTTGAACTGTTAATGCTTCTTCGGCTACTTTAAGATCATCGGCAAATGTTGTAAGTGGTTCTTTAACTTTATTAACCTGATCTTCAACACCTGTTAGTAATCCACAGAAACGTGAGATAAGAAATTGAATTTCACCAATACCAGGATTGGCAAACAATCCAACCGCATAATCAAACAAACCAGTTAATTTGTCTTTAATAGATTGAATATTAGTTTTTTCAAAGAAAGCCAATGCTTTATCTCTGATTTTAAGAAATGCTCTTGTGATACCTTTTAAAGAAGGTCCTGTAATACCTTGAATTAATGAACCTAAATCAAAGTTCTTAATTGCTGATTGTACTTGCTTTACAACAGAATCAAACATACCAACAAGTTTATTTTTAATAGCTTCAATTAATGCTTTTACTTTAATCTTTTCAAAAAGTGCCTCTGATGGATTTTCAATGTTTTTAAGTTTTGATAAAAATGATAAAGCATCATTGAGAAGGAAACCTACTTGACCGATTTTATCAAAGAATGAATCAATAGCACCAAAGACGTTTGGCAATGTGCCACACAACCCACCAGCAATTGCTAATGAAAAACCACCAGAAAAGAAACCGTCAAGTTGTTCTAAAAGATTTTTATAATCATTTGCAGTTGCAACACCAAAACTAAATGGTGTATAGCCTTGACTTTCAAGGAAAGATGCAAATTCAATATCAGTTATTGGACTTTTTTCTAACCGTGGGCCGAGGTATTTAAATTTCGGCAATTCTTTAACAATGTAATCTTCTTTAATAAATGTATTATTAAAATTGTTAAGTTGCGTATATAATTGTTCACCGTATTTTTCAACAGCCTTTGCAACAACATTGATAGGTTTACTAGTAGAATTAAAACCAGCAATATCAAATGCCATTTTATTAATTGCTTGTTTAGTATAATTACCTTTACTATCAACAAACAATTCTACTGATGGTGAAGTTCCACCTGGCGTTAAAACGGTTGAAGCTTTTAGAGCCGATGGAATAAACGGATCTGGATCTTTACAAGCTGTCACAACTATTCTCCTTAAGTTTCATTATGCTGGTTCCCCATCATCTGATTGAAAAATTGAAGCGGGTGTACGCATTCCAAATTTATTTGCCGCGGTTGCTTTAACGGAAGTTGATTTCTGTGGTGGCTCAGGCATTTCTGGTGTAATTGCGCCAATAGCATCTTCGGCAAATACTGCTTCTGTTGCTGTAGCGTTTCCACCTTCTGCCATACTCACATAATCATTAATATAAACAGTACTACTTGCGGTAACACTAATGTTACCTCCTGACTCTACCTGAAGGTTTGTACCTGATAGTATACTAACATCAGATTCACCAAATATATTTAAAACACCTTGGTTAGCTTTAATATTCATATCAGTGATGGCAGTCATATTCAAATTGTTTGCTTTAATATTCATATTAGATGCAGCTTGATCCCACATAAATGGTGCCTTGCGATACATCCCAATGCCCGCTTCAATTTGCATTTCTTTTTCGGCGCGTATTGATAATGTACCGGCATTTGCTTCCATTCTTATATCACCGGCGCGCATTTGAATTTGCTCGCTGACATTATAATTTGATTGTCCGCCAACTGAATGACTGTGATTTCCGTGTACTATTGTTTTAAGATCACCTGTAATTTCTTCAGTTTTGTTTCCGTCAACATATACACTTGCATCACCGTCAATTGTTACAAAAGATTTGCCGCCAATATGAACATATTGATTTTCGTCCGTAACATCAAACCTTGTTCCTGTTGCCTTTGTTGTAAGACTACCACCACTCCCAATCTGAACATAAGATTGAGTTTGAGTATTAGTAATCGTAATTCTTTCAGAACCTGGCGTATCATCAAGTTCAACTACATGGCGTGCTGATTGGATAACACGGTTATATGGATATGCTGCCTGATACCCGGGATCTGGTTCATCCCAGCTTTGTCCGCCGTCAGGATCATCCGCAACAGTAACTTTGGTAACACGAGACATTTTTTGTCCATGAAGGTGTGTTTTCTGTAGCTCTTCACCACGTTCTAATCTGGAATGATGCGGTTGCCCTAAGTTTTCTGGTTGTTTTGCTCTACTGTTCAATTCAGGTTGTTCTGTTATTACACCCCAACCTTTTGTTTCAGGATTGATTTCTTCATTATATTGAGTAGGAACTGTTCCGATAATAATTGGTTGCTGTGCATCTCTACCATCAATAAACAAACCAAAAACGAAATCGTTTTCATCAGGAATTTGATTAAATAAGTCATTTACAAGGCAACTTGCCCATGGTAATGATTGAGTCGGAACTTTATCATTCAAACCATGTACTCCAAATGCTCTTACTTGAACTCGTCCTTGCTTTTGTGGATCATCTCTATTCTCAATAACACCAATAAAGAATAAAGGTTCTCTTATGCCAACACCGTATGGGAACATTAATCATTACTCCAATCATATTTAACAAGCTCAAAGTTGGTCCGTACTTTATCGTTTTCCAATGTATGCTTGGTTGTAAATACAAGATACCTACCTGATAGCTGTTGATGGTTATTAGAAGTACCTAAAGCATCAAATCCTTGAACTGTAAGATCAATTAATTGACCAGGCATAATATCCATTCGGCCTGTTAATGATGCCGATACTTTAGTGTTGTATAAATGGTGCCTGTATGCTATTCGGTTTGAAACTAAATCATCAAGTCTTTGGTCAGATGCCAATTCACGTGAAGTAGCATAAGGTCCGGTAAAATCACGGAATGCAAGAAACCGTGGACCGTTGTCAATTCTAAATGTTTCTTCAGCAAATTCTCTAGAATGTGGAAAATCAATTTGGCCTCTTCGTGCCTGAACTCCTGACATATCAACAAACTCAGCTTCTTCGGTATACTTATATGTTGATTCAGTATAGTTGTGGTTTAATATATCAACTACACAAACCGTACTTGCATATCCGCCTGATTTTATATCTTTACCAATATCACTACCTCTTGAATTAATAGTGATATATTCAATACGATTAAGTTGCTTTTCAGGTTCAGTAGGATCATATGTTGCATTAGGTGAATAAAAGAATTTTTGTATTACGTCATCTGCTTCAACTGATTCTTTAATTAAATATTCATCAGTCACAAAAAAGTAATCAGTTAAATTTTCAAAGAAACGATAAGTCTGTGAATTTGCTTCACCATAAGCACGTCGAGCAAGGAACAACATTGTTTCCGACGGTGTGTAATGCGGGATAGCTAAATTGT